GCAGAAAAAGAAGTAGATAAAAATCGTGCGTTTTCGTATCCATCTATCACAGAACAGTTGGATCTAATATGGCATGCTATTGATGCAGACGAAGATCTAAAAGTAAAATTTGCTGATTTTTATAATCATATAAAAGCAGTAAAAGACGCAAACCCTAAATCAGAATAAATAGTACAAACAGGATAAAAAAATGTCAGCAAATACTTCTATAATACCATTAAAAGCGATACGAACAGGAAGTCAGGCTACTGGCGATGTCACTGCGCTTGGTGAATTTGAGAGTGGCGATAAAATAGACGGCAGTTACTTTTCGCTGTCAGGAGTAGTCACTGCCGTTGACTTTAATGCTGCACTTGCTAACACTAACTCTTATATTGCGACCACTGCTGCGACTGAAAGATCAGCATTAGCGAATACTAACGCATACATTGCTTCGATTATTGATGGGCAAACATTCACAGGAGATGTTTTTGTAGGAACAAATAAGTTTGGTGGAGATGCTACAGATTATCTAAAGTACACTGACAACACACAACTTGATGTTTATGTAAACAACGTCAATCAATTTAGATTTGAAAATGATGGCGATCTTCACGCAAACGGTGATGTTGTTGCATTTTCAACCACTGTTTCAGATGAAAGATTAAAAGAAAACATTGAGATAATATCGAATGCTGCAGATAAAGTAAGTCGCATTAAAGGTGTCACATTTACACGTAAAGGTGGTGATGAGTCGGCAGGTATTATTGCTCAGGATATATTGAACATATTGCCTCAGGCAGTAAAGGAAAAGTCATTACCATTACAAACGGGAACAGACGATAAATACTATGTTGTAGAGTACGATGCTGTAACTGGTTTGTTAGTGCAAGCAGTGAAAGAACTCACAGAAAGAGTTCATGAATTAGAGAAAAAATCATTATAAATAGATTAAACTAAACAGAAAAGACTATTATGGCAAATACTTTTAAAGTAAAAACATCTCAGGCAATTGGTGCTTCCGCAACTAAAATTGGTTCCTATGATGTTCCATCAGCAACACAAACTACGGTGATTGGATTATCACTCGCTAATATTACTGCAAGCGCAATTACAGTAGAGGTTGATCACTTCAGCGGTTCAACTGCTACGCGAATCGTAAAGGATGCGCCAATTCCTGTCGGTGGATCCTTACTTATCGGTGGCGGTGATCAAAAAATTGTTTTAGAAGTGGGACACAGCGTTCGTGTAACATCTAGTGCTGCCTCTTCTGTTGATGCTGTTATGAGTATCTTAGAAATCGCCTAATACTGGAGAACTAAATGTCCAAACTTGGATTAGAATATTTGAGATATATTGGAAAGAGTCCTTCGGATGATTCTCTAATTGTTGACGACGTAAATGATAGAGTCGGTATTGGCACGAGTGCTCCTTTAACTGATCTTGTTGTTAGTGGAACTTCAATGGCTACTAGTCAAGCCTTTGTTGGAAGTGTTTCTGATACTACTTATTCTGGTGGAATAATTAATCTTAGTAATTCAAGTAGGTCTATAGGTATAACGGCTGATCCAAATGATGCAGGTGCCACTTCAATAATTACTTTTAGTGTTGATGGATCAGAAAAGATGCGGATCGACTCTGACGGTGATGTCGGTATTGGTGCTGCTGCTCCTAGCGGTTATCGATTTGAAGTTACACAATCAACTGCCGCAGATCTGATAACCAGAACTTATAACTCAGATACAACATCTACGTCAGACATAATTCATCAGTATCGAGTAAACAATAATGATGCTAACATTTACATACAATTCGGAGATGCAGCTTCTGCATCTGCAGGTGGGATTAGATACAATAACGCTGATGACTCAATGAGATTTACCACTGGCGCAATAGATAACTTCCGTATGGAAGCAGACGGTGATCTTCATGCTAATGGAGACGTTATTGCATTTTCGACAACGGTATCTGATGAACGACTCAAAGAAAATATAAAGATAGTTGATGATGCGCTCGATAAAGTTAAACAACTCAAAGGTGTAACATTTAACTACACGCAAGGTGGCAAACTATCTGCTGGTGTGATTGCGCAAGACGTAGAAAAAGTTCTACCAGAAGCAGTAGCAGAAAAAAAGATACCACTAAAGACAGATGATGGACTACTATATAAAACTGTTAGATATGACGCACTCCATTCACTATTGATTGAAGCAATCAAAGAATTGAGTGTAGAGGTTGACGAATTAAAGAGGGATAGATAATGGCAGTTCCTGCAGGACCACAAATAAAACTATCAGACGTTGCTGCTGAGTTTTCAGATACTGCTCCACATCAAATGAGTGAGTTTTATCGAGGTGGCGCACTGGTTCCGAATACTCCTGGAAATGCTGCAGTTGCAACCAGTGGCGCATTAGGACTTCAAAGTTTTAAAGGGACGCAAAATAGAGCTGTCGTACCTCTTACAATATCAGCAAGCACAACCAACTATGACGTTTACACTCAGGCTGCTCCAAGTCCTCTTTATGTCGCAGGAATATCAGACATAGAACTTACAATAAATCCTGGTGTTACAGTAAGTTCTACATCCACAGGAACTTATGCACTAAATGTTCCCAATGCTTTTAATCCAACCGATACTGTTAGAATTACAAACAATGGCACTGTACAAGGTCGCGGTGGTAATGGTGGTACAGGTGGAACTCCTTTCAGTCCAGGTGGAGGTTATAGTGGTGCTGCAGGTGGACCTGCAGTTTATGTCAATTTCCCAACCACAATAGATAATGTAGGATCGCTCACTGGAGGCGGTGGTGGAGGCGGTGGCGGTGGAGGTGGATTTAAGTATCAGCCCATCTCCACCCCAAAAGGAAGTGCCTCGCAGGGTAGAACCTATGGTGGCGGAGGTGGTGGAGGTGGATCTGGTACTCCTGGTGGTAGTGGCGGTGCTCGCGGAACTGGTGCGTTTGGTCAAGGTGGTACAGGTGGAGCAGGAAATGCTAATGCTGGTGGCGGTGGCGGAGCTGGACCTGATGTATCTGGTGCAGGTGGAGCAGGTGGTGGTAGAGGCGCAAACGGCAGCGGTGGCGGATATGGTGGTGGACAACCTCCAGCACTCGGTAGAGGCGGTGGCGGTGGTGGTGCAAGAGGTTATTACTTAGTTGGTAATCCGCTCGTAACATTTGAATCAACTGGAACAAGAGAAGGAAACGTTTCTTAAAATAGGAAAAACAATGAACACGTTAAAAATGAAAATTACAGGGTGGGATGAAAATTCTAAATCTATAACAGTTAGATACGCTTCTGACGAAACTGCAAATACTAATCCAGAAGCATATTATGATCTCGCATTTCAACCTCATACAATGTTCCCCGAAGCAAATACAGCATCTGAGGTAAAAACTGCGCTCGCAAAAGCAGGAATATCTATTGCCCAAGAAATTAAAAGTACTGAAGACCTTAACAATAATGCAGAAAAAAACAATATGTACGCTTCATTAGTTTCCACTGACATTCTATCATTTAATTATACCGATTTGATTGAGGATACTGATGGCGAGGTTGATTTTACTATAACAGAAGATGAATCCGAGGACGTTCCATTATGACAATTTGGGACAAAAAGTTTTTTACTGCGTTTGGTTATAAAGTTATTAGAACAAACTATAAGGCAGGGGAAACTATTAATGACTTTGCGCCACAAAATAGACAATGGTATAATTTGTTTACTAGAGGTGGATTTACAAACTGCAGAACAGATGCAGATAGCACTCCACCTAACCATACGACGGAAAATACATCTGCAGGAATGTTTTATACACCAACAAGATTTCAAGAGTTTTATGGAAGTTTAACCGCTGATGTTCCAACTGATACAACAATTTGGTGTTTATGTCAAGAGTACAATGATGAAACTCTACCAGATACCATTGACAAGTGGCACTTAGCAAATGGTTCGGCAGAAACATTAGTAGTTGGAACTAAACTGCTTTTAGTTCGTGGTGATGTTACAATTAATGCTGGCGAAGAAAATGAACAAAGTCTTTCTGTAGATACTGCCACTTCAAAACCAAAGGCAATAAATGTTTCAACTAATGCATCAACTATAACAGCAACAAGCGATCACGTATATGGTATTTTGTTCACATAAATAATATTATTATTCGGAGGTGCGAGTGTTATTTTTTCATAAGTTAAATAAAAAATCTCCAAAGTTGTCATTAACTGAACGTGAACTGATTTCTGAACATGGACGTCTTAGGAAATCTAAAAAATACAATCTAAAAAGATACACTCTTTCCGAAACAGAAAGAGAAACATATCTGAACGTTATTCCTAATCTAAGACCATATTATATGGACTCAGCAGTAACTGACATCACTATGTTACTGCCTCATGTTCATACAGGTATTCCTCACACTATTGTAAACTTCTACATAGAAACCGCTGGCGAAAAAACCACATTTTGGGATGGTGAGATGGAGATGGACGATAGATATATAAAAGATGATGGTAATGGATATTATAACGTCAAACCTGAACTGATAGAACCAGTATCAAGTTATGTTGCTGATCCGCTTGATGTGTATATGATAAATCCATTTAGAATGCACTCTGTGTTGCCTAATATCGACGAAGAAAAAAATGTAGTGCATAGAATCGTGAATACTGTAGACAGAGAAATAATGCGATATGCTATGAGAAACAAACGAAAACTAATTCAAATGTTTTTTGAATTGCCAATAGAGAAAGCTGTGGAGAAAATATATGAGTGAAAATGCAAAGGTTGTGAGAAATTTTTTAGACAAAGGTAACTGCGCATATCTAACTGAGTTCTTAAAAGACTGTGTAAAAAACGGAGACGCTGTACGTGATACTCAGTGCCCTAAAAGTTGGTCAGTTTATATTCACCCAACATTAGAAAGGGTTTTAGAAGCATCACTTCCTAAAATGGAATTGGAAACAGGTAAAAAACTTTTCCCCACATATACATACGCTCGACACTATACAAAGGGTGAGATTTTAGAATGTCATACCGATAGACCTGCTTGCGAATACAGCGCGACAATAACATTAGGTTATGATGGAGAAGTGTGGCCTTTTTGGTTCGCTGATGCTGGTGAAGAAACTGATCTAGGCATTGTTGGTGAAAAGCAACACTTATTTAGAGTAAAAAATATTCAAAAAGTTGATATGGAAATAGGTGATGCAGTAATTTATAACGGTCACGAAGTACCACATTGGCGCGAAGCGTTGCAAGGCGAGTGGCAAACTCAAATATTTTTACATTATGTAGATCAAGATGGTCCACACGCTGAATGGAAATACGATAAAAGACCAAAATTATCCCACCAACCTGAGCAAGATAAACAAATAGTAGATGACCAACATAAACAAACTGACCAATCAATAGGTGAGGATGAAGAAATATTATATTGGTATACTGAAAACGCAATATCAGATACTGCTTGCGATCAAATGATTACGAAGTTTGAAAGTTTTGAGACAGAAAAAGCGCAAGTTGGCGGTCAACTAAGTGGTAAGGTTGACACAAATATCAGAGATGTCAATAAAATACCCATTACAAATGAAATCGGTATTGGCGCTACAATGACTGGTATTGGTCTCAACATGAATAATCGTGCTTGGAAGTTTGATGTAACACATAGTAATCAAACTGAATATCTAAGATATGATGCTGATGGGCACTATAAAACGCACGTTGACACGTATAATGTTCCTACTCAAAAAGAAACACGAAAGATTACTGTTCTTGCATTTTTAAATGATGACTTTGAAGGTGGACGATTATACTTAGAAAATGGTGACGAAAGAACATACCCTGAACAAAAAAAGGGAACTGTGATTTCCTTCCCAAGTTATATAAATCATGGTGTCGAACCAGTAACAAAGGGAATACGAAGAAGCATCGTCACGTGGATGGTTGGTCCATGGTTCAAATAACGCCACATAGAAAACTATCAATATCTCAAATTATAATACATGCTGTTTGTATTATCGGTATGTATTTGTATTGGGATCCTGCATGGTTATTGGTTTCTGTGGTTGGTACACTACTTATTGGAAGTTATGGATTGGGTATATACGGACATCGATATCTTGCACATAGATCTTTCAAAATGCATCCTAGACTTGAACCGATATTAAACATATTGGCAGTGTTAGCGTTGCAAGGTTCTCCTATGACATGGGCAGCAAATCATGTCACGCATCATAGATACTCCGATAAAAAGGGCGATCCACATCCATCGAAAAACTGGTTTAGAACATGGTTTTGGTTGGGTATGGAAAAAGATTTAAAGATTGAACGAGGTGTGATTAAAAGACTTAGTAAAAACAAAATTCATAGGTGGACTGCTAGACACTACTTCAAAATATATTGGGGCATTATACTTACAAGTGTATTGATCGATCCAAGAATAACAATATACTTCTTTGCTTTCCCTGTAGTGTATACATTTCACACATCTAGTTTTACAAATGTAATACTACATAAGTTTGGATACAGATCTTTTGATACCGATGACACGTCTACCAATTTATGGATACCAATATTCTTAGAGAGCAACTATCATAACAATCATCATAAATACCCAGCAAATTACAATCAAGCAATCAAGTGGTATGAGTGGGATTTTTATGCTAATTTAGTAGATATAATAAAAGTCAAATGATCCGTATATTATTTTTATGTTTGTTATTAGCAGGATGCTCTGCGCTTACACCTATGACTGCAGTGATGACTGTAGGCGAGGCAGTAGAGAAAATAGATAAAGCAGAAAACCCTGATCCAAGTGAAATATCTGACGTGGTAAAGGGTGAGATAGATGCGAACGACATAGAACAAATTCCTCTGCCATCACCAAACTTTGATAGCAAAAAAGCACTCACATCTATCCCATGGTGGATGTATGCGATAGTTATTGTATCAGGCATAATAACTCTTATAAATAGCGTTAGACTGTACCTTTATAGGAGAAGACAGAATGATACCAGTGGAACTGATAACGATGGCAGGCGGAGCAGCGATGGGCGGTCTGTTCAAGTTCATGGACCAAGCGCAGAAGAACAAGCAGAAACAAATGGAAATGATGATGGCAGATCGGCAACAGAAAGCGGATCTAGCGAACGCGAACCGAGAGTCCGCATCTCGTTCGGCAAACGCAGCAGCGGATCGAGTTGGAAACGATAAGTTTTCAAAACTAACACGAAGAATATTTGTATTGTCTATGTTATTTTTAGGAGCATGGGCAATGATGGCAGGACTTACAGGATTAGATGTAGTTGTTCCTGTAACTAAGGAGGTCGGTGGATCATACCTATTTGGTATCATCGACACTAAAAAGACCATCGTTGAATACCTAAGATTCGACAATGCAGTAGTGCATTTTGAGTGGTTGAAGACATCGATACTTGCTGCAGGTGCGTTTTATCTCGGTAAGAGTTAATCGTTACAAGTCTCAGCGTTATAAATAGTCCCAATAGATATAAACTATTGGGATTTTTTATGGCCACTCCAACTACAAGAACTGAGTTTAAGAAGTATTGCTTAAGAGAACTCGGACACCCAGTAATTGAAATAAATGTCGATGAAGATCAGGTTCAAGATAGAATCGATGATGCTTTGGATTACTACAGAGACTTTCATTACGATGGCACTGAACACGACTATTACAAATATGTAATTACGGCATCAGATATAACCAACAAATACATCACACTGCCAGAAGAAATTGTTGGTGTTGTTGGCGTATTGCCTATTGGTACAGGTGTCAATACTAATAATCTGTTCAACTTGCGATACCAAATTACACTTAATGAAATATACGACTGGGCACATGGCACGTTTGCGAACTACTATATGTCTATGGAACGTATTGCGTTGATGCAAGAGTTATTCGTCGGTCAACAGTTGATTCGTTTCAATCGTCATACTGACAGATTGTATATTGATATGGACTGGGCAGCAAATGTTTCTGCTGGAGAATCAATTATTATCAACTGTTATAAAACGGTTGACCCATCTACCTATTCTGATGTATGGAGTGATCGTTGGTTGCGTAAATATGCAACACAACTCATTAAACGTCAATGGGGCAATAATCTTAAAAAGTTTACAGGAATGCAACTTCCTGGTGGTGTTACATTTAATGGCGAACAAATTTTTCAAGAAGCAGATGAGGAAATAAGAAGGTTGGAAGAAGAAATGATCAATACTTATTCTCTTCCAACTTATGACATGATTGGGTAATACATGCCTACAGTAAATCATTACTTCAACAATTTTACAAACTCGATGGAGCAAAACCTCGTCGAGGATCTTATCATAGAGTCTATTCGCATCTATGGTATCGAGTGTTTGTATATTCCTAGAACTCTAGTCAAAGAGGACTTGCTGTTCGGTGAGGATGTTTTATCTAAGTTTGATACAGCATATCCTATCGAAATGTATGTCAAGTCTGTTGATGGGTTTGAAGGAGACGGTGACTTCCTATCTAAGTTTGGTTTAGAGATACGTGATCAAATGATTCTTACAATGTCACGCAGAAGATTCACTGAGGAAGTTTACGTTGACGGTGACGATACAGTTGGAACAACTGATCGACCAAACGAAGGCGATTTAATATACTTCCCACTCAACAACAAACTGTTTGAGATTAAGTTCGTAGAACACGAAGCAATATTCTATCAGATGGGTTCATTACAAACCTATGATATAACTTGTGAGTTGTTTGAGTACTCTCATGAGAGACTTGATACTGGTGTTGCTGCGATCGATGCTATCGAAACTGCGCAGTCTGGCGATATGCTTGCTTTCCAAATTACTGATGAGGCAGGCAACATATTCAATATGGAAGACGGTTCTGGTATGGTTCAAGAAAACTATCGTATTGAAGATACTGACAATGCTGCAAACAATGAGTTCTTTACAACTCAGACAACTGATCTTACAGACGGCAGTGATAGCAACTTCATAGATTGGACGGAAAGTAATCCGTTTGGAGAATTATAATGGCACAATTTTTCTATAATGCAACAATGCGTAGATACATCATTATGTTTGGACGTATGTTCAATGACATCGATGTAGTACGGTATAATTCATCTAATACTCCTATTCAGCAGATACGTGTTCCTATTGCGTATGGTCCAAGAGAAAAGTTTCTTGCCAGACTAAATCAAGACCCAAATTTAAATAAAACAACTGCGATACAGTTGCCAAGATTATCATTTGAGTTGACTGATATGGTGTATGCGCCAGAACGTGGTCTCAATAAGATGAACAAAAGTTCTAGTGCTACGAGATACGCAAACAGTGTAGCAACACAATACACACCTGTACCATATAACTTCAATATGAATCTGTATGGTATGTTTGCTAATAACGAAGATGCGGTTCAGGTAGTAGAGCAAATCGCTCCATACTTTAGACCAGAGTGGACAATGAGTATGCGATTATCTAATAGTGTACCTGACTATTATGATATTCCAACTGTATTGAACAGTTTAGGAATTGAAGACACATATGAAGCAGACTTTCAAACTCGAAGAGCAATTTTGTACACTTGGTCGTTCACAATAAAGGGATATTTGTTTGGACCAACTAAGAACAAAGGTATTATCAAACGAACAGTTCTTGATTTGACTGCAAATAAAACCACTGATCCTATCGGAACAGAAGTTGGACCAAACAAGAAAATTACTCTAACTCCAGGTCTATTAGCAAACGGATCACCAACATCAAATTCATCTGCTAGTGTAGCGGCAAGTGCTATTACTGCTAACACTAATTATGGATATGCGTTTGACACACTTGATTATTTTGACGGAATTGATAGGCATGATCACTGATGAAAAACTTAAAAGATAACATGAATGAGATCCTCGGAATAGAAGGGGATCTAATCATGAATAATGAAGAAAAGAAACCTGTTGTTATTCCTAAGTCTGTAGATAAGAAACAAGATATTCAGTCAGACTACGAATATGCTCGGAGCAATCTATATGGTATAATCGAAACCAGTTCCGATGCACTCAATCAACTTGTAGAACTAGCAAAGGCAAGCGAACACCCACGTGCCTTTGAGGTTGTGGGACAGTTGACTAAAACTTTATTAGACGCAAATAAAGACTTACTTGAGATACAAAAGAAAGTGAAAGCATTACAGGCAGAAGAAGATCAACAAGTTGACGAATCGGGAAAGCAAGTTACAAATAATAACTTATTTGTCGGGTCAACTAATGACTTATTGAAGATTATGAAAGGTGATGATGAAGAGTGAAGATTGGTTTCCTACTAGAATATGGTTTGACGATTTACAACTAGACTTAAATAAACTGAAATATGCTTGCTTAGATCTTGAACGAGAAGATCCTGTTGGAATTGCTAAGAGCAACAAAGGAGGGTGGCAAAGTGAAAATAATTTAACTAATAGAAAATCCAATAGCAATACAGATAAAATTCTACAAGATCTTTTTAAAACAATAGAAAAAGTTGTTGACGAATCATCCATACGTGAAGAAATGGGGTGTCCTCGTAAATTTATTTTAGATAATAGTTGGGCAAATATAAACAGAAAGGGAGATTTTAATATGTCACATACTCACCCTCATTCTGATTTATCTGCCTGTATCTATATTTCTTGTAAAGATTTGCAATCTAAAATAGGTTTTAATAGTCCCAAGATACACCAAAAATCATATGAATGGGATTATGATAAAGTTCATTTAAACTATGAAACTGTTTATTATGACCCTATTCCTGGTAGAATTTTATTTTTTCCTTCTTGGTTAGAACATTTTGCAGAACCAAACAATTTTGATGACCCTAGAATTAGTATAGCAATGAATTTTCATTCTGATCGGTGAATTAGTTATGATAGACCCAATAGAAAAAGGTTATCTCGGTAATGTAAATCTAAAACGCAAAAACGTTTCAGTAAACTGGGATAAGAAAAAACTTAAAGAGTTTGTCAAGTGCGCAAAAAATCCGATATACTTTTCTGAACAGTATATCAATATCGTCCATGTTGATCATGGTCTTATTCCGATAGAACTCTACGAATATCAAAAAGAAATCATACAAAAGATAACTGATAATAGACGTGTATCAGTTGTCACATCAAGACAGGCAGGTAAAACTACAACTGCGGTGGCAGTTATCCTACATTACATTCTATTCAATGGACATAAAACAGTTGGTCTGTTAGCAAACAAAGGTGATGCGGCAAGAGAGATTTTAGATCGTATCAAAATTGCATACGAAGCACTGCCTAAGTGGATACAGCAAGGTGTGATAGAGTGGAACAAAGGTTCGGTTGAGTTTGAAAACGGATGTAAGATTATTGCTGCTGCAACTTCTTCAAGTGCGATTCGTGGTAAGTCTGTTTCGTTTCTATACATCGATGAGGCAGCATTTGTTGAAAACTGGGACGAGTTTTTTGCTTCCGTTTTTCCTACGATCTCCTCTGGTACAACGACCAAGATTCTACTTACTTCTACGCCAAACGGTCTAAACCACTTCTATAAGACCTGTGAGGGGGCGAGAGACGGCTCAAATGGTTATGAGTATGTCATAGTACCTTGGGAACAAATTCCAGGTCGAGACGAAGCGTGGAAACAAGATACACTCGCTTCTATGGACTTTGACACTCAAAAGTTTGCTCAAGAGTTTCAGTGTGAGTTCTTAGGTTCCTCGGGCACATTGGTGGATGGTAGCAAGTTGAAGTCGCTGGTTGGAAGACAACCAATAACTGAAACCAATGGCATAAAAATGTATCATCAACCCGAACAAGATAAAAACTATATTTGCGTTGCTGATGTTTCGCGTGGTAAAGGTTTAGACTATTCCGCATTTCATATTGTAGATGTAACAAAGATGCCATACCAACAGGTTTGCACCTTCAAAGACAATATGATAACACCTGTAGAATATACTGAAATTATACATAGAGTATGTGTGATGTATAACGAAGCAACAGTATTGGTAGAAATAAATGATATTGGAGAACAAATCCCTTCGTTGTTATTGTACGATTATGATTATGAGAACATACTATATACTGAGTCTGCTGGGCGTGCAGGCAAAAGAATATCTGGAGGATTTGGTAAAAAAGGTTCTTCGATTGATAAAGGTATACGGACAACCAAACAAGTAAAGTCTGTTGGTTGCTCGATACTAAAGTTATTGATAGAGCAAGATCAACTTATAGTTAATGACTTTGATACTATATCAGAACTGTCAACATTTTCTAAGAGAGGCGTTTCATACGAAGCAGAAACTGGAAAGCATGATGACTTGGTAATGGGTTTAGTATTATTTGCTTGGTTATCTGGCCAAGAGTTCTTCAAATTATATACAGATAACAATACAATGGCAACACTGAGAGATAAAACTCAAGAACAACTTTTAGACGAATTAACTCCTTTTGGTATTATTAATGATGGCATAGATGAAACGGAAAACCTTTTTGCTGATGACCCAGAGTTTTCAAATGGTGAGTTGGTCAACCCGAATGAAAAATCGTGGTTCTAGCATATTATAAATAAGATACTATAAGAAAAACGGTCAACATGCTCAAACTTGCAATTTTATAAATATACTTGTAAATTGAAACATTTGACTCTTTACATCTGAAGGAGATAAACCATGCCTTTCCAAGTTAGTCCAGGCGTAAATGTAAGCGAGATCGATCTTACAACGGTTGTTCCTGCAGTTAGTACCACACAGGGTGCTATCGCAGGTCATTTTCGTTGGGGACCAATTGACCAGATACAGTTAATTGATTCTGAAGATAGTCTTGTAAATACATATAATAAGCCAAACTCGAATACTGCGTCTGATTTTTTCACGGCAGCAAACTTCCTTGCCTATGGCAATGCGTTGAATGTTAATCGTGTGGTCAGTGGCGCAAACAATGCTACAACTGGTACAGTTGGCACATTGATTAAGAACGAAGACCATTACAACGAAACATATACATACGTCAGTTCACACGGTACTGTTGCAGCGAAGTGGGCAGGTGAGTTAGGAAACTCTTTAAAAGTTTCTGCTTGTCTGAACGCTAATGCATGGCAATCTACTGTTGCTGACTCATACTATGCTACACGCAATAGTGATGTAGTAACACTAGCAGGTGCTGCAGCAGGTGCTGTTGCAAACGCTGAAGCAAAATTTGCTGTTGGTGATATTCTTTTACTTGGTCCAGCAAATGACCAAAGAAAAGTTGCGCTACTATCAGGTAACACAATTACATTAACTACCAAATATCAAGGCAATACAGTATCAAACTATACAACTGACATCACTCGTCGTTGGGAATACTTCAACAACTTTAGTGAAGCACCAACAACTACTGCATATGCAAACACTGTAGGCGCACAAGGTGACGCTTTACATTACGTTGTTGTTGATGAGGA